CCCTCGCCGGAGCCGGCGGGCAGCGGCTGTTCGAGATGGTCCTCCGCATGTGCAACGCGCAGAACGTCGCCTTCACCTACACGGCGGCCGCATAGCCAATGCGTAGCCTCCGCTCGCTACTGGCGGGCGGAAGCGACAAGGCCGCGGATGTGGCGGCTGAGGCGTTCACCGCCTTCGCCAGCCTGTTCCCGGTCAAGCTGTGGTGGTTCACACAGCACGGATACACGCCACACGAGTGGCAAGCGGCCTTCCACGCCGCCGACTACAACACCCGGCTCTCCCGGTTCCGTCACCTGGTGGCGGGCCGGCGAGGCGGGAAGACGATGTCGGCAGCGTGGGAGGTCCTGTTCTACTGCATGTTCCCCGAGCAGTTCCACCGGGACGCGCATTCGGTGGACAGCGACCGGCCGCTGTGGGTGTGGGTCCTGACCAAGGACCACATCGTGGGCCACCCGGCCCGCATCGCCTTCCAGGAGGCCCTGAACGCGGCCGGCCTGGTCAAGGACAAGGACTACAAGTGGAACAAGACCGAGAAGTACATCGAGTTCGAGAACGGCACCTTTCTCCAGTTCAAGTCCGCTGACGACCCGCAGTCCCTGCGTGGCGCCGGCCTGGACATCCTCTGGATCGACGAGGCTGCCTTCGTCACCTCGAAGGACGCGTGGGACGTCGTGCGCCCGGCGTTGTCGGACAAGATCGGCATCGTCATCACGACGACGACCCCGCATGGCAAGAACTGGTTCTGGGAGACCTTCTTCAAGGGCAAAGTCCTGGACGACCCGCACCAGTTCCGCGTGGAGTACACCAGCATCGACCGGCCCACCTTCCACAAGGAGGAGTGGACCTACGCCAAGGAGAACATGCACCCCGCGCTGTTCGCGCAGGAGTACCTGGCCTCCTTCGACGCGATGGCCGGCCTCACGCTGAACGGCGAGTGGCTGCACTACTACACCCTCGGCGACGCCGACCTGATGCGCGATCTGGTCGAGCTCCCCAAGGACGACGGCGGCCGCGTCAAGCTCCGCAAGTACCTCGGCATCGACCCGAGCACGGGTGAGTCGGACGACGAGTTCGCCATCTGCTGCATCGGCATCGCGGAGGACTACACCCAGGGCTTCATCCTGGACATGTGGAAGGGCAAGATCCAGTTCCCCGACCAGCTTGACAAGATCCAGGAGTGGCAGCACCGCTGGCGGCCGGAGTTGATCGGCATCGAGGCGAACGCCTACCAGAAGGTGCTGTCCCAGCAGGCCAGCCGGCTGTCCGGGTTCCCCGGCATCGTCCCAGTGATCTCCAAGGGCTCCAAGACCGAGCGGCTCATCTCGATGTCGCCCGTCTTCCGGATCGGCAAGGTCCGCATCCACGAGAGCCACGCTGACTTCATCGACCAGTGGGTGTCCTACGACGCCAAGTCCAAGGTCAACCGCGACGACCTCCTCGACGCTGTCGAGATCGGGCTCGGCGTGGCCGGCGTCATGTTGCCGGTGATGGAGACCAAGATCGAGCACGAGCCCAAAGATGAGCACGAGGAGGCCCTGGCCCAGATCAAGCGGCTGGGCGGCCTCCGTAACCATGACCCCGAGTTGGGAAGCGAGGGCTAGATGACCCAGAAGGAACGCATCGACAAGCTCGAGCGCGAAATCTCCGACCTCCGCCTGCTCGTGGAGGCATATCGGGCGATTACCATGCAGAAGCTGCCTGTGGCCCCAATGCCCTACACGCCCCGGCCTCAGCAGCCCTGGGTGAGTCCGAACACCTTCCCGGCCCATCCCGGCGCCATCAGATATCAGGCGGCGGCATGATCCTGTTTGGCAAGGAGTTCAGCCGTGCCCCACGCAAGTGCGCGGCCTGCGCCGCCAAGGACCAGACCATCGTCCTGATGGCCGACGTCATCGAGTGGCACCGCGCCCAGCTGACCGCCGAGCAGCTTGCTCTGCGGAGTACGCCGGCGGCCGCACCGACCCCGTTCTTCCGGCCGGTCGAGTCCGACACCCGCGGCCTTTGGGCCACGGATGAGGAGGAGGAGATCACCTCCGCCCTCGAGTCCGGCGCCATCGACACCAGCGCGGCCGAACGCGCCCTCGCGGCCATCCAGGCCCGCAACACCCACATCGAGCTAGTCAAGTAGAAGGGAGGTCCGCATGGCTGCTGCTGATCCGCAGAAAGAACGTGGCTTCATCGGCCTGCGCGACCTCACGGACGCGGGCAAGCTGTCCGCAAAGCGGCGGGAAGCCGAGGCTGCTCGACTGCTCCTCAAGCGCGATTACGCCCTGAACCGTGAGTATTACAACGGGAACCAGTGGGCCTTCTGGAACGCGCAGATGCTGCGCGTCGAGTCGCTGCCGGTGGACACCGGCCCGACATGGAAGGTCCGCCTCCAGTCCAACCAGATCAAGCCCGGGACGGCGTCCTACGTCGCCCAGCTGACGAAGACCCGACCGATGATCGAGGCGGAGGCCAACAGCGGCTCCGACACCGACATCAAGTCCGCGCAGATGGCCTCGAGCCTGTACGAGTACCTGTTTGAGACACTGCACCTGAACAGCAAGGCCCAGGCCGCGCTGACGGAGGCCAGCCTGTCCGGCGGCTTCTGGCACATCAGCTGGGACACCCTGGCCGGCACCCCGATGACCTTCACGCTGGGCCCCGACGGCCAGCCGATCCTCGACGACGACCTGGCCGCCATGTTCCTCGACCAGTTCGCCCAGGAGATCACCCAGGACCACGGCGTCCCACCGCAGGAGGCCGAGGAGCTCGTTGAGCAGATGGCCAAGAAGACCGTCTACCTCGGCGACATCAAGGTCCAGGTCATGAGCGCGGAGAACGTGCTGCTGGACCCGTCCGCGGCGACGTTCGACGACGCCAAGTGGGCCATCTGCCGCCACTCGCTGGACCCGGACGAGATCCAGGCCCGGTGGGGCAAGACCGTCACCCCGAACGCCACCAAGTCCGCCGACGTCCCGCTGATTTTCGCGCAGCTGGAGGAGAAGAAGCCCGCCGACATCGTCCGCGAGGTCTTCATCATGTACATCCGGCCGTGCCCGGCGCTGCCCAAGGGCCGCTACGTGGCGTGGATCGAGGGCCCAGACCAGATCCTCGAGGACCGCGACTGGCCGTACCCGCACCGGATGCTGCCCCTCGTCAAGTTCCCCGGCAACTACCGGCCCGACAGCCCGTATGACGACCCCATCGTCAGCGAGGCGCGGCCGCTGCAGAAGGCGCTGAACAAGACGCTCTCGCAGATCGTGGAGCACCAGAACCTCACCATGCGCCCGCAGATGCTGGCGCCACTCGGCAGCCTGCGCTCCAAGCTCACCACTGAGCCCGGCGCCGTGTTCGAGTACAACCCCGTCGCCAACCAGGTTCCGCAGTGGCGCGAGATGCCGAACATCCCGCAGTACGTGTTCGAGCAGCTGGCCAACCTGCAGGCTCGGATCGACCGCGTGTTCAACCGTATGCCCACCAGCCGGGACCAGATCCCCGCCCGGGCCGACGGCGGCGCGCTGTTGGAGACCATGCTCGAGGCCACGGCCGACCAGCTCTCCCACACGATCCTCGGCATCGAGGACGCGCTGGCACGGGCCGGCACCATCATGGCCTCCCTGGCGCAGAAATACTACGAGGAGCCCCGGCTCATCAAGGTGCGCGGGCAGGGCGGCAGCGTCCAGGCCAAGAAGTTCGAGGCGGCGGACATCGCCGGCCAGTTCAACTTCAGGGCCCGCTACGGCACCGGCCTTCCGCAGTCGCGGCAGGGCAAGCAGGACGCCATCATCCAGCTGCTCCAGGAGCAGTTGATCGACCCGGCGACCGCCATGCGCCACCTCGACCTGAGCGACCTCAAGGGCGTACAGGCACGGATCGCGGCGGACGAAGACCAGGCCCTGCGGGAGCACGACAAGATCCTGCGCGGCCAGCCCATCAACCCGATGGCGCTCCAGGCGGCCCAGCAGCAGCTGCAGCAGTTCGAGCAGCAGGCGATGGGCATCGTTCAGCAGCTTCAGGCCGGCCAGCCCGTCGATCTCGACGGCGACGGCCAGCCGGACGACCCACAGCAGGTCATCCAGCAGCTGCAGGCCCAACAGCAACAGCTGCAGCAGGCGGTGCAGGACGCACCGTGGCAGCCGCTGGACTGGGAGAACTGGGAGGCGCACATCGGCGAACACGCGGCGGTCATGAA